GTCTGGCGGCGAGGGCGACGGGTCGGCGGTGCTGGCTATGCTCGCCGAGGTCCGCGACGAAATACACGGAGTTCGAGACGCGGTAGTACCGCTCCTCGACCTTCTCACGAAAACGGTTCTGAGCTAAGGCATACACAATGAGCGCATTTGAGATCCAAGTCCAGAGCGACGTAGACGGCAACGATCAGCGGGTCAAGGGCTCCGACAATCGCATGAACGTCTCCGGGCGCGTCGACGGGCGGCCGTACTACGTCGCGCGGGACGACGGTCTGGCGTTCTCGATCATTTGGGAGTCCACCAATATCGTCACCGGCGAGGAGTTCTTCTACCTCAAGAATACGAGCCCGACCCATGACATTGTGATCAGCGCAATCGGGGTCAACGCCGAGCTCCTCGCGCGGGTCAAGCTCTTCCGGGTTACCGGGACGCCGTCGGGCGGTGAGGTCTTGACGCCGACGAACACTAACGGGCGGTCGGCCAACGTCGCCGTCTGCACGTCTCAACAAGCGGCGGACGATACCGGGATCGCCGGGCTGACCGAGGGCGTTCCGATCGACTACGTCGGGGTCACGGCTGGCGGTCACGAGGAAATGCGCCTGCAAGACACCGTCCGACTCGGGCAGGATCAAGCCGTTGCCATGGAGGCCACCGCCGTCGCGTCCAACTGCGACTTCTGGGGCGTCTGCTTTATCTTCTTCGAGCCACGCCAGGGGGCTTAACTCGTGACCGTCCGCGTCGAGGTCGAGGGCAGCGACTCCGGAGGCGTCCGTCGCGCTGCGGTCACGAAGAAGAGCCGACTCGCGAACGGGATCGTCGCCTACACGGAACCGTTGCGCGATACGAAGGTGACGTTGATCCCGTTCGTCAACGAGACGCACGGCGCCGATATGAATATCAACGCCGCGTTCGGGGGGACACCTGACCAGGTCCACAATGGCGGCGACAACGCACTCTGGACCGGCGCGAACGTCGTCGGCGGGAAAGCGAGCTTCGCGGTCGCTGGCGAAGGTGTCGGAGCGTCGGCCGCAGTCCGCGTGGACAACCCAGCCCTTGCCGACGTCTGGGAGTTCGACAAGACCTCCGACGTCACGGCCGCGAACTATGTCGCGATCTCGTTCGCGATCAAGATTGACAAAGACTGGAGCGCAGGCGACTCGGTCTCGATCTACGCCTGGGACAAGGCCGGGGTGAACGGGATCGTCGGCGCGGCCGTCTTGGTCGAGGACTATGTCGACGAGTTCCTCTTCGACGTCTACCAGACCGCGACGATCCCATTCGCAGACCTCGGGATCGGCGTGAACTTCGACTCGATCCGCATGTCGTTAGTCGGCAAGGGCGCAGGCAAGGCTCCAAAGTTCTACCTCGACACGATCCAGGTCGAGGAGGCCGGGGTCGCCGAGACCTACGCGACCTCGATCCCGACCGACGTCCCGTTCTACATGGACTCGATAATCTTCACCGTCGCCGGGCCTCTGACCGTCGACCTGTCCTGGGACAAGTTCCTCGGGCTCACGAAGCTCACCAACGGGATCCTGTTGACGCGTCTGCGGAACGGCGACGCGGACTTCTCCGCGCCGCTCCGACAACTCGTCGACTTCTTCGACTTCGGGTTCCGTGTCGAGTGTCGGCACGTCGACGCGGCGGATACCGTCGTGACCCTCGTCACCGACTTCCCGACTCCGCTGATCTTGACGGGCGGCGACCTCAACGCGTTGACGTTGACGATCGCGGACGACCTCTCGTCGTTGCTGCATTTCCGCGCGTCGGCGCGCGGGTCGATCACGCTCTTAGAGGCCGACCAGATTTAGTCGCCCCAGTTCGAGGCGACCCATAGCGCGATCACGTACAGGCCGAAGCATGCCGCGAGCGCAACCCAGACGGCTTCGGCCGGGCTACCCGTCGCGATCAAGTTCGTCCTCGACGACCCGCTCAACCCGCGTGCGGATCCAGGCAGAGACCGGCCGATCGTCGTCGGCTCGTGCTAGCTCCTCGATCGCACGCTTCGTTGAGGGTCGCGCGCGGAAGCAGATCAACTCGGATCGAGGCTCGTCTCGGGGGTCTACCATGTAAACAATGTAGACGTTGACGCGGACAAGTCCACCCCCTATTTTCCGAGGAATGGAGCCTCCGATTTATAGACACGAGACGCAGCCAAACGGCAACGTCACGATCTTCGACGTGCCGATCTTCTCGGCGCACACCGAGGAGCGCGGAGACGACAGAGAAGACCGTGTCTTCAACGCCGACTGGTTGCACAAGGCAGTCACGCAGGCCGAGAAACGACAGAGCGAAGGCTACATGGCACCGCTTCACGTCTCGCACCACGGTGCGGGCGAGAAGGTCGAGGGCGCCGGTCAGTTTCGCATGAACCGAGTCGGCAGCGTCGTGCACGACGGCGAGACCGTTCCGACGATCTTCGCCGACCTCGTCAATGTCAAACCGGCGATCTTCGAGCGCATTGCGAAGGGCGAACTCGTCTACCGATCCGTTGAGATCCTCGACGTGAACAAGCCCGAGATTGACTCGCTCGCGCTACTCGATCACGAGACGCCGTTCTTCCGCTTCCCGCTTCTGCGGGTCGCCGACCAATCACAAGACGACACCGCTCGCGTGACTCTCGCGCAGGGTGGACCCGTTCTCGCCTACTCGCAACGCGGCCATGGGTCGCGCGCGCTCTTCAACTTCAAGGAGTCCACCGTGACCGAGCCTAAAACTGGAGCCGCACCGGCGACCGATCCGACCATGAGGGGCGCGAGCGCCGAGCAAGTCCTCATGCAGATCTTCCAGCTTCTCAAACAAGTCGTCGGCGAAGAACCAGCAGCAGCCGCACCGGCCGAGCAGCCAGCGCCCGCAGCAGCACCCGCGCCCGCAGCCGCTCAGGCGAACCCCATGGCCGCCTTCGACGCCGACAAGGTCGCCGAAGCCGAAGCCGAGGGCACCAACGCCGCGCTCGTCGCCCGCATGAACGCAATGGACGCCGAGCTTACCGCGCTCCGCAGCGAGCGCGCTGTCTCAGAGAAGGCCGCTCAGCTCGTCGAGGCTGGCTTCGGCAACGAGCAGATCGCTGCCTTCCGCGCGAAGGCCTCAGAGTCTGGCCTTGCCGTTGCCGCAGCGTTCGCCGCAGGCATGGAGCGGATCGGACCCAGCGACCCACCCACCCACTGGACCGGCGAGCAGGGCGGAACCGACCCTGACGCACCCGAGATCGCTGCATTCGCAGCGCAAGGCCCCGAGGCCCTCTCCCGCGCTCGCGACCTCCACGCCTCGTGGAAGCGTAGCGAGTCGACCGTCCCATTCAACGACTACGTCGCGATCAACACCGATCCCGACACCTACTGCGGAATGTCCCGCAACTAGGTCTCCCGACCGCAACTGACCGACGAACCCAAACAAGACGACCGACCTCAACGGAGAATTGAACCATGGCTGACAAAACTTCTAGCGACCCACAAGCGGTTGCGGGTGCCGAGCGAATCTCCGTTGAGATCGCCGACGGCGTGCAGACCTACGCGGGCGGCCTCGCGGCCATTCGCGGACCCGGTCACGCGACCACGCAGGGCTACGCCGACGTCCTCGGCGACACTCCTGGGCTGATCCCTCTCGGTGGGTTCTTCAGCGACCAAACTCTCGGAGCGACGAGCGATACTCCTCCCCCTGAGAACAACGTCGACCTACGCAACAAGATCTGGAAGCGCAAGGCCGTGACCGGCGTCGCTTCCCGCGCTGACATTGGCAAGCTCGTCTACGCGACCGACGATCAAACGGTCACGCTCACGAAGCCGGCAGACGACGCAATGGCGATCGGTGTCGTCGTCGAGTGGCACACGTCCACCACGTGCGACGTCTTCCTCTTCGGCTTCGCGGTCCTCTCGGCGCTGGCACTCAGCGGCGGCGGATTCTCCGTGATCCCGCTGGGTCAAGTCCAGTTCACGGCCGCAGGCCTCATTGACGGCGACCTCAAAACCGGGATCGCTATGCGAGGTCACGGCAAGATCATTTCCATGTATTGCGTGACCAACACCGCACTCGTCGGCTCCGGAGGCACCGGCCTCCTGAACGTCGAGATCGGCGGCACCAACACGACCGGCGGCGTCCTCACGCTGTCACAATCGGCAGGCGCGACCCTCGGGACTACGCTCACCTCGACCGCCTTCACGGCGTTGAACGAGTACCACGACGGCGACACGATCGACATTGAGGGCGCCTCGACCGGCGGCACGATCACTAGCGGGTCGGTCGATCTCTTCCTCGTCGTGGAGCACATGATCGGCTTGTAGCCCCCCCCTCTCTTGCAAGTCGAGTCTCTAGCCCGCAGCCATGGTGGCTTGCGGGCTTGAGGCGGTAGAAACAAACTCACAGGAGTCCCACAATGTCCGAAGCGGTTATTACCAGCAGCGACCTGTTTCGCGATATCAACGCGACCTTCCTCTCAACCTACCGCGACACGGTCGGGCGTCACCCTCGCCTCGCCGACGCCATGCGCCTCGGGATCTCCTCGAGCAAGCGCACCGAGCGGTTCGGTTACTTCGAGAGCCCTCCCACGATCGAGCGCATTGATCGCGGCGAAGCAATCGTCGAAGACGCGTTCCGCGCGATCGCCTACAGCGTCGAAAACCTCACCTGGGGCAAGGCGATCGGGTTCCACGAGGAGGATATCGAGGACATTCAACTCGGCGACATTCGTGAAGTCGCTCGTCGCCTCGCGATCCGTGCGGCTCAGCTTCCCGAGCAGGTCTTCTTCCAGATCCTTCAGGGAACGGCCGACGCTTCGCTCCTCAAGGCGATCCCAACGGCCCCCGACGGCGCGGCGCTCTACGCGACGACCGCTGGCGGCTCGGCTCGCTTCGGCGTGACAAACGGCAACCTCCTGACCGGCTCTGGGGTCGCCACCGCTGGCGCGGTCCGCTCTGACTTCTGGTCGGCGATCGAGCAAGCCAAGCAGTTCCAAGACACCGAAGGCGAGCCACTCCTCAACGAGGGCGACATTGATCAAGGCGTCACGATCCTCTACGGCGTGCAGAACGAAGAGGTCATGCGCGAGGCGTTTCTCCAGGGTCGCACGGCCCAGATCGTCGCAGGAACCTCGACGTCCAACACGGGCGGCGTCGGTTCGGTCTCGAACACT